ATAGAATAGATTGTGCAAAATGTTTTTAATTTCATCGTTGGAAGATTTGATATGAATTACTTCACCCATTTCATTTCGGGTTGTACATTCATCCGCATAAATGTCCAACGCAGATGATAGAATTGGGTCCATATCCATTGTATCATAATCTCTAAACAATTCTACACGACTGCTTTGATATGATAAATTAAAATCTCTAGTATATTGATTATACGAAGTAGTACGTAATCTATTAAACCTGTCTCTTAAACTATTACGATCTGTAGCATACTGAATTTCATCAGTATCAATAACTTTTAATTTTTTACCACCAATGTTGCGAACGATCACGTCGTTTGAAAACAAACGCTTCAAACGAGCGAATAAAGACCGACTCCGTAATTCTTGAAAAGATTTATCTGACATATGATTTATCTATAATATATAAGTATTTACATCAACCAAGTTAAACTTTCTTTTTTGTCATTTACCGTGAAATCCATAGTTTTATGATGATCTGGTACCGCGCTTACTTGCTTTGGAATCGAAATTTGACTTGAGACTTTTGATATTTTTGAAATGATTGCACGGTTATAAGCTATTTGTTCATTTCTAAGCTTCAACGCTGTTTCACGTATCCACAATCCAATTCCAATTGACATAACTAAATCGTCATTGTAACCCTTCATAGCTTCTGCTCTTGGTCCATTCCAAACAAACACATTCAACTCTTCATATAGTCTTTTAGACTTTACAATGAGTTGTTTTTGTCTAAAAAATAATTCCAAATTACTTATAATTAATGGTCTGTTTTTACTAGTTGTTGTAAAACCAGCTATTAATTTTTTATCAGCTGAATTTAATTTATTGGAATATGTTTTTTCTACATCAACCACCGTCAAATCAGTTGCGCTATAAAATGTATTTTGATAATCTCTGTCAATAATTTGTTGTAATGTTGCCCATCCTATATTATTATTTTCCACCACCAATAAAGCATTATTATACTCGGTGGCTACAGTAACCAACATATTTCCATAATCTTTCGTGGTTAACTGACCTTTATACTCCGCTACTTGTTCCATTGATTCTATATCAAAAACGTGAAAAGCACTGAAATCACCGCCGTCGCCTCTAGCACAATCAGCGGTCAATATATAGTTTTTACTATAATTAGGATAATCCCAAATCCACATATCTTGATTGTTACCTCGTTTTTCAATAGGATCTTTTATATAAGTTTGTCTATAAAATTCAAGAACATCTACACTTACAACTTGATTACCAGATGTTGAAAAATCACAGTCACATTCTTGAGCCGATCCTTTTACTCCTGATAATTCGGTTTGCTTATCTCTCCAAAATTGGTCTCTTTCTGGGTGTAAATGCCATGGCAGTCTAATAGTCTTGAAATTGTTCTTACCTTCTTCTGCTTCAACCCATGTTTTATGGAAAAAGTTACCAACGCCATTAGGTGTACTCAATATAATAGCTCTACCACCAGTAGACAGTGTATATTGAGAAGACAGCCAAATTTCTTCAATGCCATCGATAAATGCGGCTTCGTCGATAATTAGTAAAGATAGTGCTGATGAACGACCCGCTGTACCAGCCGATGAAACTGCTTTGATTTGTGATCCATTTTTTAATCGCAATGATAATCTATTATCTTCTACACACGGAACTTTTAACCAACTCGGAAGATTGTCATTCGCAAATCTTACCTTAGTGACAATTTCTTTCGCTGTTTCTTGTGTAATACTAATACAAAGAATATTCTTGTCGTTGTGAAATGTCATTAACCACAAACCATAAGCAGCTGTAAGAGTACTAATGCCCATCTGACGACTCTTAAGAACAATGTTTAATTGATTATCAACAAAGTTTTGTAAAGCATCTTCTTGAAATGGATATAGTTCAAATGCAACCGTGCCTCTAATAGGATGTTGAATCTTAACATACTTCTTCATAAAGTATATAGGATCCTCTATACACTTCTTATACTCTTGTTTTATTATTTCTCTGAGATTTGGCTGACTCATATTTTTCTTCGTATTCTTTTATCTTAGGGGTCAGTTCATCTAAACGTATATCAATAACTCCTATATCTTTAATTAAATCTTCAAATATTTTATTGTAATCTATATTGCCATCCCATTTTTCAAATGATCCATCTTCTTCAAGAAATGTAACATCTTTATCTTTATTTTCTTCACAGAACTTTTTACTTTCTTCAAACTTTTTCTTATAATCTTCTAAAATACTACGTTCATTTTTTAAATCCTGCAGTTCATTATAGACATCAAACATACCCATCAATTTTAACTCAGTTTGAAAATTAATAAAACAATCGTAACAATATCCAGTTTTAGGCCAAACTCGGTCGTCCAAATAATTGCCCCATCGAACATCCATATTACACGTTTTACAACGTTTTTCATTAATAATCGTGGCACGTTTTGAAACTCTGCGTTTACTATTATTCTTCCAAACCCATTTGTGTCCTTGACTATCCTCCCATTCTTCACCTTCTTTGCGTTTATTGTTCTCCAAATTGGCATCGTAGCCAACTTGTACGAATGCCTTTTCTCCGTTTAAATAACTTCTAACTATATCTAAATTAGATTTACCCGTTTTTAGTTTTATATTTTTACCAGTATTAGTTTTCATAACTTACAACCCATCCTTTGTATTGTTTATACTTTTTCTTTTTCCCATCTAATAGATAGTAAACATCTGAACACAGTTTATATTTTTTTCTAAAATCAAACATAGTTCCAATGAATTCTTCATTTAATTGTTTATTTAAAAATTTGTATGTTGTGGAAACAAAATTCGGATGTTCTGTTCCTTTTTTTGCAAATTGATTAGTTTTTCCTAATTTTTCTTTTGATTTGATTTCTTTTAATTTTATTCCCATTTCACTATTCCAAAATTGATTGCTAGATATAGACATTATTTTTTTATTTTCATCAGAATGTGTTTTTTTATACATTGGGTTTTTTTCTGCCAAAAATTTTCCTTTATTTTTTCCTTTCAATTTCTCCGAAAGTAATTTTTTAGTTTCTTCTGTGTGATGTTTTCCGAAAAATGGATTTTTTATACCACTTGTTCTATCTGATATTTTTTTACAGTCTTCTGGTTTAAGTTTTCTGCCAAGTGGACTTTCAGCATTAGGATTTATATTATATTTTGGTTTTAAATTATCCAAATAATGTTGTTCTTTTATTAAACATTCAGATGGTTCACAACATTCTATGATTTCAAAAATAAAATTGTTTTCTCCGTATTTATTCCACGATCTTTGAAGAATAATAGAATGATGTTTATTATTTTTTAATTGATGTTTATGTGTATTCCATCGTTTATTAAAAGTATATGATGCACTTCCAATATAACAGTCATCGTTGATGATATTTCTTATTTTATATATTCCGGTATTAGACATAGACCTTTCATTCATATAGAATAAATATGATTAAAAAAATAAAAGATTGCTTTTACCTGATGCTTTCTTCATAACAAATACGTATTTAATTTATTTCTTAAACTTACTTCCAAGACCTTTTATAATAAAACTTCCTGTAATTTTAAATGGATCACTGTAAATACTTGAATCTCTCACAACTATACCTTCGTGTTTTTCTAAATCGCCAATTTCACTGGTAGCATTTTTTAATATTTCATCTCCCAATTTAATTGTGGTTAAATAAACAATGGTATCATTAACTATTTTATTTACATCTTGACCGGCAAAATCTTGACTGATATTTTTACTATCAACCGATTTTAAAAATTGTTCACGTGTGATCAGTGGTGTTTTAAACTGTAATCCTTTTAACCAGTCTTTCAAAGACTTAGTTACAGCTTCACCTGTGGGATACAACGTAACTGGTTGCGTCAAAACACTCGCTAGGTTTGGTTTTGATTTGAAAGTAGTATCAACACTACCCAATACCTTAAAACCACTCTTCATAGCAACCACATTTAATTTGTTTATATAAGATTGCATAGCTGTTTTATCATACGGTATTTCAACAGCTTCTCTTGATTTAATACTTCCATCTTTACCAAAAGTTTTTGGCTTAATTTCTTTTAATCCATGAATAGCTAAAAAGTTTCCAATTTCGCCATATCCAAGTACATTTGTTTGACCCTCTACATATTCAATGTTGAATAGTATATTAGGATTATCTAATAAACCCAAAGTCTTTAACTCAGTTTGTGTAGATGAAATTGCTGCGTCAAATATATTAATAACTCTAGCACCTATATTTACAAATCCATGGCCAGCTCCAAATCTTGTTTGTAAGTCTTCAGGTCTCATTCCTTTGATATCCAATGGCTTTGCTGATCCACGATCCATCACAAATTGGCCGTTTACCATACGGATACTTGCATTAACACCGTCAATCTTTACACTACCAGCACCTTGCTTCAAAGACTTTACTGCTTTCGCAAATACATCTACTAATTTAGCACCAGTATTTACAAAATCAAATGGATGTGCCATATGACCTCCGGCACCACCTTCTTGTATTACTTCACTTAAAATGTTATTTAGTCTTATCATATTTCTACTTTATTTACTTCTTAGGTTTTCTATATTTGGCCAACCACGCAATTAAAATTTTATATATGTTGTTGACCATATCGTCAATCGAATTATATTCGCCTCCAGCACCAGGAATTGTTCCGACACTAGATGCCACATATTTATTTTCTTCAGTATCATAAAATACATGTATTCTAGCCATACCCCCTTTATTATCAAATAAATTTATAAATAATGTTTTTAAATATGGATCACGTTGATTGCCCGCGTTTAAATCAGTTATGAAAAATTCTATGGCAGGATCTTTTCCCTTGGTTAAATCAGTAAAACGACTATCAGCATTAATTACGTCAAATACTTTTTTAACTTCCGTTGCTCTTTTACGAAGTGCTTTTAAATCATCAGACGAATAACCATAATCGTCATCTGATGTAGAAGTACCAGAATCATCTGTACTGTTTTGTACAGGCTTTAAATGTTGTGTCAACGTTTCATATGCTGCATTTATTTGTATAAAATCTTCGTGTTTACCACCAGCATCAGGATGATGTTTAAAAGCAATTTTTCTGAACTGTTTCTTTAGTTCATCATCGGACAATCTATCTGCATTGCGTATTCCGAATTTTGATAATATTTTAACAGCTTGATCCGGAGTATATTTTATCTCGTTAAGCCATTCGTTTAATATATTATTTAGTCTTATCATATGGTTTTAAAAATGTTTTATCAAATACAGGAATTGCTTTTTTGTAAGAACTCTTTGTTTCATCAAGAGCATTATCTGTAAATTGCCAATTCCAAAATAATTCATTTGGCGTTTTGAATCCAAAAAATTGTAATACTTCTTTTTGTGTTTGAGTAACATCTTTTCCATTCCAATTTTGACCAGTAGCAATAAATCCTGAATCTATATCTTTTACTATATTGCTTTCACCCAAAGTAGAATGTCTGTTCTCAATCCACGTCAATCTTTCAATTAATTTCTGATAAAAACCGTTAGCTTGTCCCCATCTCACACTAGCAAAAAATAAAACGACATCACTTTCAAATAATTCTTTACTTATTTTCCAAAGTTCATCGCTTTTATTATTTATACTAGCCCAACAACGATGATCACCTGTAGGATTTTTATCTTTATCTTTTAATGAAGCATCTTTTGTTCCACAATGATTTCCCCATTTAGATGACACATTACCCTCACACGGAAATATGTTTAACTTGGTTGTATCAATCAAAGTTACTTTTTCTTTACCTAATAATTCTTGTATTTTAAATGCAAGTTGTGTACTTTTAGCAATATCGTCTTTGTGACCACTCCATCTATTACTAGTGGTTAGTAATAATACTTTGTTCTTGGTACGTAAATAATCTATTGTTTTTTTGTATTTACGAGCATAAAGATCCATATCTTGCTCGCTCTGAGGAAGTTTGGCTTCTAATAATAAATCGGTTAAACTGATCATTTTGCTAATTGGTCTAGTTTAGATTGCATAGTCATACCACGTATAACTTCAGGCGTACCACCATTATCTCTATTAAAATAACGCTTATAATTACTTAATGCTACATCCAATTTAGCTTTATCAATAGTCCCTTCAGATAACATTTTTTTTACCATTTCCAAATTATTAACCACTAATACATTGGTATCAGTGATAACTCTGTCGATTAATATTAATAGGGATGGATCAATTGATTCTTTAACTTGTGGTTTGGTTAAATCTTCAATGATTTTAGTCAGTCGTATCATAATATATAAATATACCCATCAAATAAAAAACCCCGCTTATTTCTAAGCGGGGTTCGTTATTATATTTACTTTAGATTAGGAACTAAAACTAGCACCTGTTGGTAGAATGTTGAAATCAAGAATAATGAATTCAGCAGTTCTAGTTGGTTGGATGAAGATTTGTCCGTAAAGAACATTACGATCAATCAAGTCAGGAGTATTGTTTTCATCATCCATTTTGACTTGAAATGCGTAGATACCGTTACGTTGTTGTACTGATTCCAAGTATGGATTTACAATACTCAAGAAACGATTTCTTGTAGAAGAAACGTTTTGTTCGAATACCAAGTAGTTGCTTGAACTTGCGATAAACTTCTTCAAGTTGATCAACAAACGACGTACATTGATACGATCCAAAGCGCTTGGGGCGATTTGTAGAGTCTTTTGACCCCATACACAGATACCTTGACCGGGGAATGCTGCGATTGGATTTACACGACCTTCGTACAACGTATCACGTTCACCGTGGGTTACACGATCAAGTACTTGTACAGCGGTTGCAATACCACCACGGTTTAGACCTGCTGGAGCGTACCATTCAGCAGCGGAGTTATCGTTAGCAGCATAAACTGCTGGTAATACCACTGAAGGAGGAACACTGATAATCTTGTTGGTGTTAGTATCTAGGATCTTAACCCAAGGATAATAAGTACCTACATAATTACTGTCGATTGTAGCCACACTGTTAATTGCTGCATCAATCAATCCTACGGTTTGATTGCTTGCTGGGAACACTACGTTATCCATAATGTAGAAACAATCTTGACGAGTTTCACACATATCGATAACCAATTCAGTTACATAACTGTGTTGTTCACGGAATATACCTGGGGTAACAATCAAGTTGATATCAAATTCATCTGGATTACCGATTGCAGCAATAGATTGTTTATAAGCGATACTACCAGGACTATTGATGTTTGTACAATCTAAACCTTGTGTATTACCGGCTGTAATATTACCACCTACATTGATTGGAATTGCTGGCCATTGACCTTCAA